GACGACCGGCGTGCCGGCGACCACGGTGCTGCCGGTGCCGTTGGTCCAGGTTATCCTGGTGCCGTCCTGAATCAGATTCTTCATGACCGTTTCTCCTTATGAGTGACCCCCTCTCCCATCGGACCCTGAGGGACTGATGGGAGAGGGGTCATGGGTTAGAGGTTACGCACCGGCGTTCTTGACCAGCCCTTTCCAGCTGAGGGCCTTGGCCCCGGCGTCGATGCGGGTCTTGAACTCGACGCCATCCATGTTCCACCCTTCCTTGGCCTCCAGGTAGGGGACGCGGTTGCCGTTCAGGAAGAACACCCTGATGGTCTTGCCCTTGGGGCCGGCGAAGTAGAAGGCGGTGGTGGAGGCGTCGTCGAGGCGGGCATCGTAGACCCGGGTGAAGCGGGTGCCGGCGTAGGGATTGGACTGCTGGCTGCCGCTGGTGACATCCAGCAGCTGGGAGCCGAAGAATATCTCGGCGATCCCTTCCTTGGTCTTGGGGCCGATGAAAAACTTGGCCGGGATGTTGAGGCGCCGCTTGCCGCCGATGTCCTTCTGCAGGCCCATCAGCTTGATCGCCTCGGCGGCGGTGGTGGCAGACAGTGCGCCGGTGGTGCCGAGGTTGGCATGGCTGGCATGGAACAGGGCGACGCCGTCACCCATGGCGCTGTTGGCGGTGAGCACGGCATAGACGAGGTCGCCGATCTTGCGGGCCGCAGCCTCGCCCCGGCGCTGGAATGCGTCGGAGATGGAGCCCATGTCGTCGTTGATGATGGCCTGCCGGCTGATCTTGTTGAGCTTGCCGTAGGTGGCGAGCTTGAACTGCTCGGACGCCTCGGCCAGGGTGCCGTACTTGTACTCGTTGTCCTCGCCGATTTCGTCCAGGTCGTCAGTTTCGCCGGCCCGGGCCAGGGTGTAGGTCTTGAAGTCGGACACGGAGCCGGAGCCGTCGGCCCATGCCTCCCAGGTCTCCTCGGCGTTGTCCCACCCGGCCAGCAGGCTCAGGTTGGCGGTATTGCCCAGCAGTATCGGGAAGTCGGAGGTGGTGAAGGCGCGCCCGACCATCTGCATCGGGTCGCCGCCGGTGGGCTGACCGGCCACGCGCAGGCACTCGCGGGCCATTTCGCGCAGGCTGTAGCCGCGCAGGTCGGCGGCTCCGGCTGCGAGCTGCGCGGGGTCGTGGCGCAGGCCGCAGCGCAGCACGAGCGCCCCCTCGGCGGCGCTGCGGAACTTGTCGCGGGCGTCGACGCCCATTTCCAGGGAGGCGCGGAAACCGGGGGTCTCGGAGGGTGCGGCGGTGACCTTGTCGAAGGCCGCCTGGCGGACGGTTTCGACGCTGGTGTTGCCGGTGATGTAGGCCTGGGTTTCCGCCTCGGTGAACCCGGCCCGGACGCAGATGCCCCTGATGTCGCCGATCCGGCCCTGTTCGGCGCGGATCGCCTCGGCGCGGATCTCGTCTTCGCTTTTCTGCCCGCCGGGTGCCGGTACCTGCGGGGTTGCGGTTCTTACCTGGAGGGTTTCCAGAAAGCGGAAAGCCTCCTCCTCGGTCGCGTCCTTCGAGAGGCCACGACTCTCCAGAAATGCCCTGATCTTCGGATCCATTTCTTTCTCCTCTGTCCTGTTTGGGATTACGGGAGGCGTGGCCGCCCGGGCTTTCGCCATGTCGTCCGCCCCGATGGGGCAGATGCTCATCTCTTTCGGGGTCCAGCGGGTCACCACCTTGACCGGGCCGGTGTAGCTGCGACCGCCGACGATTCCGGTCTGCCCGTCGGGGATGAAGGTGACCTGGTCGTCTTTCCTGGCTATGGAGCAGTCGGTGAGGTGCCCCTCTTTCATCTTCAGATAGGGGCCTTCCGCCTCGGCGGCGCTGCTGAAGGTGGCGCGGCCGATAAACTGCTCCCCTTCGACACGGCAGTCGCGGAAACTGCCGATCACGCAGGCGGTGTTGTAGCGCATGTGCGTGTCGAGCAGCGGTAACTGACCGTTGGCCGGCATCTGACAGCCGTCCATCCGCAGGATGGTGGGGATCATCTCCCAGCGGTCCCAGTCGAGCTCGGGGATGGCGGCCTCGGTGGCACCGACCATCTCGACCGAGCGGGTCTCCTCGTCCATGGTCATCGGCATGCCGACCTTTTTTTTCTTCGGGTCGTGCATCGGCTGGGCTCGGTAGGAAAGGGTGGTGTCGAGTCCTTCGGGGGCGGCGACCTTGTGGGCGTTTCTGTTCTTGGGCATGCTATACCTCCTCTTTCAGCAGGGCGGCGGTCTCGATTTCGCTCCTGAGCAGGCGCAGCAGCCGCCCCTTGCCGGTGCCCCCGGTGCCGCCGTCTTCCTCTGCGCCGTTGGCTGCCGGGTTGTTGGCAAGGGCGGTCTCGGTGGACATCATCGCCTCGAAGGGGAGTCCACGCTCCTCGCACATCTCCTTGAATTCGGCGATCTCGTCGAGCACCTCCTCGGCGTCGCGACCGCGGCGCATGATGATCTCCTGGGGGGAGCGCAGCCCGGCGGCCATGTCGTCGCGGTTGGCCTTGCTCTCGCGCAGCGGGTCGATCGGCTCGCCGCCGGGGGGGATGAAGACGCCGCGCCAGTAGGCGCGCTGGTTCTGCCAGTAGCCGGGGAGCGTAAGCCGCCCGGACAGGACGGCCCAGTCGATGGCGTCGCAGATGACCGGGCGGGTCAGGTGGCGGATGTGCCGGGTCTGCTGGGGCTCCATCAGCTTGAAGAAGTCCTGGCGCTCGCCCCTGAGGCTCGTATAGGCATAGTCGCCGTAGTTGCCGGTGAGCAGGCTGTGGGGGGTGTCGGTGGCGATGGCGAACATGTGCAGGACGAACTTCATGAACGGGTCGAAGGTCTGGCCGGTCGGGTCGGACTTGGCGAAGCTGATCTTCTCGCCGGGGCGTAGGTACTCGATGATGGCGTTTTCCAGGGTCTCGATCTTCTTCCCCTGGTCCTTGCCGTCGCCGTCGGCGGTGCGGGTCCGCTGGAAACGGCCGACGTCGGCGGTCTCGACGATGGCCAGGTACTTGGCGGCGAGCTTGGCGGTGTCGATGGTGGCGTCCATGTAGTCGCTCAGGTCGTGGGCGAGCAGCACGGCGGTGACGAAGGCGGAGACGCCGCGCAGCTGGCCGGGGCGCTTGACGTCGAAGTTGTGGATGACCTGCTCGGCCAAGACGCGGACCGAGCGGCTGGAGGCGGTGAGGGTCCCGTAACCGGAGGGGACGGCGAAGTGGTAGGCGACCACCCGGCCGGTGAGCGGATCGTATTCGATCCCCTGGTCGCACTCGTTGCCCCTGGCCACGGCGGCATAGCTGGAGGTGAGCCAGTCGGCCTCGTAGGGCATGAGGGCGTAGGGGATGTAGCGGCGCTTGTCCTTGAGGATGGTCTTGACGAACAGGTACTCGCCGGATTCGGAGTCCTGCATGTTGGCGAGCCGCTCCAGTTCGCCGAAGTGCTGGCGGCCGGCGGCGTCCATCTCCTCCATGGCCCAGGCGACGGCGTCCTCTATCTGCTGGCAGACGGCGCGGTCGAATTTCTTTTCCCTGCTGCCGGGCCGCCAGTTGGGGTTGAGGACGCGGGACTGGAACTGCATGCCGCTGCCGACGGTGAAGTCGGCGCGGACCTTGACGGCCCGGGCGAAGTAGGCGAAGTCGCGTACCAGCTGGCGGATGCGGGCGCGCAGCATGGGGGACGAGGTGCGAATGAGGGTGTTGACGTCCTGGTTGACGGGGAACCAGTCGCCGGTGAGGCGGTCGGCCTTGGCGGCGGCATACTGGCGCTTGCCGGAGCTGAGCAGGTTGGAGGGGGCGAACAGCCCTTTTTTACCGGGACGGACTACCACCGGCCACCGCCGTTCTTGGCGTAGGTGCGGCCGGGGGCACTGTTCCCCTCGTCGTCCACCATGGACTTGGCGAAGGCGATGCCTTCCTTGAGTTCGGCAAGGGTGCGGTACTTGTAGCGGCGGGTGGTGCCGGTGCCGGTGTTCAGTTCGAACTCTGCGATCTGCATCCGGTTGGCGACGAAATCGGCCAGCGCGTCGAGCATCGCCGCGTGGAGTGCCGCCCAGGATGTGAAGGTGGTAGCCGCCAAAAGAAAACCGCCCTTTTCGTGAGATTGCCACGAGTATATGGGCGGTTTTTTTGCGAAATGAACTTTAGGCCAACTTTATGCCAACTTTAGGCCATTTTTATGCCAACTTTAGGGCAACTTTGCGGTTGACAGGGTGGCAAAAATCAGTCGTTTTCGAGGTAATTTTGATACCATTGATTCAGTTTTCTCCGGCTGGAGATCAGGACCCCGTTCTTTTTGACCGGGAAGTCGTCATATTCGCGCATCCACTTGAGCACGGTTACCTCGGACATGCGGAGAAACGCACAGATCGCCTTCATGCCGCGCAGGATGTCGCATTCTTCCACCTCGATCCGGACCTTTCCCGCCATCTGTTACCTCCTGATTGTTGAATTTTGAAATAAAAATCTACCAGCGGCGGCGCTTCTGTGGCCGTTGCTCCTGCCGGACCGGCCGCTCGGGCTGGCTCTCCGGCTCGTCGGGCTTTTCGTCGCCGAGCATGAGGATGTCGGCGGCGGCGTAGCGGTAGACGGCGAGGTCGAAGTGGTGGTTTGCCCGGCCCGGCAGGCACTGCCAGAAGCCGCGCTCGTCCTTGACCTCGGCGCACATCTGTTTGGCATAGTCGGCCC